AAAATAATACGGATGGAACGCACACGGTTTATGGTGATACACTTGATGAAATAGTAACACAAATAATGGCGACTCTTGAAGAACTTAAGTAAAGAATTCTCTAATAATTCACTAAATTAACAACAACAATAGGAGGTGTTGATGAAGAGATAAAAATGTTATAGTGTTGTAACTATAACCTCACCAATGGCCGGCGGTGTTGTAACCACTTAGCCGGTCATTTATTTATTAAAGGAATCACAAAAAAATTTAATAGTTACAAATATTACAAAATTAATTATTTTCTCTCACAAGATAAAATTTGCGAGAGAATAAGTATGTCTGAAATAGCCACTCAAGAGAAACTACCAGAGACAATTCCAAAACAAGAGAATACTACGATTGTACCAGGCAAACGTTCCGTGGGGAAACCGAGGATATTTGGCAAACCGGAAGAGATGGAAGCGAGAATTGAGGAATACTTTGACAAGTGTGAGAAGAGAACGATCAATGTTTTTCTCAAGGATAAAACTGAACCGACTGTTGTACCAAGTCCAAAGATACCGACTATTGCGGAGTTGGCAGCAGAACTCGGGATGGATAGAATGACTTTTTATAATTATGCAGAAAGGGATGAATATATCGACATAATAAAAAAGGCAAGGAATCGGATTTTAGCAGCGATGGAAAGTTCAATGATTAATGACGACAAACCAAAGGCGGGAATTATATTTGTTGCAAAGAACTACGGATATACAGATGCTCAAGAAATAACACATAGGGCAGATTTTGTTTTACAAATAAGCGGATTGCGACAGCTCCCGACAGAGATTGTTGATAAAGTTGGAGAAATTGAGGAAGCAACCGTAATATCGGAAGAGAGAAAATGAGAAATCCGGCTGACAAAAAAGAAAAATTAACAATGCAACTTGCATTTCAGCCGAAGCAAGATGACTTATACCAGTTATACCAATTTGGTACAGCGACAAAAATAGGTGCCGGTGGTTCTAGGGGTGGGAGTAAAAGTGCTTCAGCCGATTTAATTATGTTTTTGCGCCGGCTTACTTATGCGGGTACATCTGGATTATTTGTTATGAAAGTATATCAAGATATGCTGGACATCCACATAAGACCGCTAATAGTTAAGTATCCGGTTCTTGATGATATGTTCAATCGACAAGATATGATAATATCTTTACCCAACGGCTCATTTATTAGATTTCTCTCCGGTGATAGATTGGAAGAATTTCAAAAAAGAAAAGGTAGGGAATTTGCCGATATAGTAGTGGATCAATCTGAATTATTTACACAAGACGAATTAGAATTTTTATACACAATAAACCGCAGTACAAATCCAAAAATAACAGCAAAAACATTACTTTGCTTCAATCCGGGTGGAGTTTCCCACAGCTACCATAAGAGAATTTTCATTGAAAAGCGATATGAGAATAGAGAAATACCTGAAGAATTTGCATTTGTGCAAATGTTTGGCTGGGATAATGCGTATTGGAGTTTGAAAAATTTGTTAGCTGAGGGATTGACAATCGAACAATATCACACCTGGCCTGCACAAAAGAGATTTGATTATTTCATAAAAACCGATTACGGACAAATTCTTGATAGATTGCCGGAAAACAAACGAAAAGCAGAATTACTTGGCGACTTTGATATTTTTGAAGGTATGTTCTTTAGTGATTTTCGCTGGGGGCATCATGTTTTAGAAAATTATAAGAGAAAGGCAGCATTTAATACCGTGGGTGGATTAGATTATGGTAGAACTACTGTATTAGAAATATTACAAAGAGATTATGAAGGGACTATTGTTTGTTGTGGTGAGGTATATTTACCGGATATGGAAAGCCCAAGCGAGAGAGCTAATGCAATAGCGGATTACTTAATCGCGAATGAATTGTACCGATTAACTATCATCTACGACACGGATATGGATATATCACAAATTAGTAATGTTGGATTTGATAAGAGGCCGGTAGATATATTTAGAGAGATTTTCAGACAAAGGATGGGAGATAATGCACCGTATATGGAAGTAGTAAACAAAATAAGTTTGGACCGGAATCGAGGATTTAGAGCAGTTTGTAACGAAGCGGTAAAAGAATATCTGCATATTAAGAAAGTAACAGTTGAAGGCAGAGAAATAGAAAAAAGTGGGGTTTATTTTTCAAAGAACTGCACGGCATTAATAGATTGTATTACGACACTAATATTTGACCCGAAAGACAAAACCGGAGCTGACTTTGATAGAAGTGCTAATCCTAAAACAGATCATCCTTACGACGCTTTTAAGATGGGATTTATGAAAATATATACTCCGTTATTGAAGAAAGAATCACTATTACCTAAATGGGCACAAGAAGAATTTGATATTGAAGAAGATGAGGACGATGAACGAGTGTATGAAAGAAGATTCAAAAATGTTTGGTAATTAAAAAATTGAGGAAGACATGAAAAAGATTAATTATGAGGATCTAGAAACTATTGCTCGATATTCCAATATTAATACGCAGTTAATATCGGAGTTTGAGAATTATTTTAACGAAATCTCCGACAATTTTAATCTATTAGCTGGGTATATTTTTTCTGGGGAGGAATTAACTAAAATGAACTATGAGAGCAGACCTACTCACAAGGTTCCTTTGATGACACCAATATTTTTGAGAATATTAGGTAGCTTCAAAGGAAATATACCTGGATTAGAGTTTTTAGGTAAAACACCAGATGATCAAGCAAAAGCCGGACTATTCCAAGAATTAAATAACTATATTTTCTATCAAGCAAATAATGTCGAATATGAACTTGCGAAAGCATTTCTATTTGCAATTACAGCTAGAATAACTTGGCTGAGGCAAGACTTTTGTTATAACAGAGACTCAGAAGATGGAACAATCGAGATTGAACATTACCATCCGTTTCTTAAGTTTGATACCGCTGGCAGCCGAAGAGATTTATCAGATTGCCAATACATATTTGATGATAACTGGCTTACGCCGGATGAGATAATAAGAAGGTATGCCAAGAAAGATGAAGACCTTGCAGCATTATTGAGAGAACGATTCGATGAAATAATGGGCGGTAAGTTCGCGAAAATGAAGGATAGGATATACAATTACCTATCCAAACTTAGCGGAATGATACTCAGTTACGATGGCGAAAGTAAGGGATATGACGAAAAGAGAATATGGAGTAAGGAAGGATTAGTATATGACAAAACCGGACTTTGGATGAATAACGGAAGATTCAGAGTAAGTGATGTTTATTACAGGCACGATTTTCCTAAGTTATATATTACCGATAAGATAATGCGGAAGCGATTCGATTTCACGGATGAAGTGAAGAAAGAAGATTTGGATGAAATAGAATTATCAAACGAGAAGGAATGGATTGATAGTGAGAAATTACAGATTATTAAAAGTATGTTGCCCGATCCGTTGCCGTATATTCAAGTTGATAGAGAAAGCAAGGTAGTGCAGACAAGTTTTTGTAGTGGAATTCAGGTAAAATTATTTGAAGGATTACAACAAATTCAGAATGGGAATTATAAATTTACCAGACTTGATTGTTATGACTTTCACCCGGATGTGCTTGAAACCAAAAGTATAGCGGATAATATAAAGGATGCAGTTAAAAGTTACAATCTGCGGGATCATAGCAACTTGATATACTTAATGCGTTCAACAATGCTGGAATGGTGGGCGGAAGAACAGTATAAAGGTAAATTAGGCGACTTAGCGAAAAACAAGATAGGTGGAGTGAGAATAGTACCTCAAGGAGCAATACAAAACAATGCGATTAAGAGAATAGACCCGCCTAATCCAAACATAGCAATAGAGAGACATTTAGAACAAAAATGGGAAGAGATAAAAAAACTTACCGGAGTGAATGACAATGCCTTATCACGCCAAGAGACATCTGGAGAAAGTGGGAAGTTATTCCAGAGCAGAGTTCAACAGACGGAAATAATGCAAGAATGGATTAGTGAAAATGCACACTCGGTTTTACCTATACTTGCTAAGAACAATATTTACTTGCTGCAGAAATACTTTACAGATGAGAAAGTATTTAGAATAATAGGAGAGAATGGAGATATTAACTGGCTTTCAATTAACCA